GACTAATATGGTTGCTGCCTGTAAATCTTGCAACCTCTCAAAAGGAAATAGAACACCAAAAGAAGCAAAAATGCAAATGCGGTCAAGACCGAAGGAACCGTCCTATGGATTCTTATTTGATCACATGCTAATTACTTTTAAGAAAGATAAAAATGCCTAATTATTCATTTAAATGTGAAGGTTGTGATCATTGTTTTGAAACATTTTTAAAAATGTCTGAAAACAACCAACCAACAAAAGAACCTTGTCCAAAATGCAAAAAGAAAAAAGTTGTAAAAAATTGGGCAGAACAAATAAATTCTATTGCAGTCGATGCCACTCTTACTCCAACTAAAGTCTGTGGAAGTGCTTGGAATGAAGTAATGGAAAAAGTTAAAAAAGCTGCCCCTGCCCACAAAAAAGATCATATTGAGCAAAGCAGAACTTTTAATGCTGGCCGTTTTGTAAGATAAATAATTTTATGAAATATACCGTTCAAAAAATTATAATGGATAATGCGGTTGTATATAATTTTCTTTATGAAAATGAACTACTAGGTCACTTGATTGACACTGAAGATTCTAGAGTATTAGTCTCTGCTGGCGATACTTCAATTATTCCAATTGTAGAATCTTTTAATTTTTCTGGAAATTGCTGGGTTTTAAATGAGGGTGAATATAAACTTTATACCCTAAACCCATCTCCAGAACTAGAGCCTTTATACGAATTTAAAGTTGTCAATCTTGAGGACAATCTTTTAGTTGAATCAGAGATTTCAGAATAAAGTAACTGTCTACAATATCAGTTACTGGATTGGTCAGCTTTAGCTGGCCAAATTTTTTAATTAAGTCAACCCCAGTTTCTTTCATAAAAGCCTCATACATGGCTTCTTTATCAGCATTGCCCTTTCCTGTAGCAATTTTTTTAGCCCTAGATGGCTCAATTATAGTAACCGGTATAGCAGCCTTATAGAGCTTATGCTTTAGGATACCCATGTTTTCCGCCAGATTGAACACGCGGCCCTTAGAACCAAAGGAATAGCCCTCTATGGCCACGTCTGAGGCTCCTACGCAAAGGTTAATGGCCCAATCAGAAATTGTGTCAAATCTATCCACATCCTGGATATATTCTTGAAAAGATTCACCAGTAATATTCGGCAAAATTTTATCAGCAAATTTTTTAGTATTTGTCAGATAATAAAAAAAACAATTATCAAATTTAAATGGTTGGCGCTCGTCATAAAGACATAAGCACGGGCAAGTTATAGAATAGTCAATTCCAACCAGCATATAGAACATAGATATTTATACCGTTGTCAGAGATGGTGGTTCCTGAGTAATACGATGGAGGTTACTTCGAAGGCTCCAAAAGGATTACGTGGAACTACCCCACCATCCCCGACAAAAATATTTATAAAAAAATCCTCCCCTTTGTTGAGGAGGATTTTTATTTAATAATTAAATTTTTTTATTTATAAAGATTTTCCGGGAAGGCAGTTGGGAATTTAACACCTTGATTTTGTCTACGCCTTACCGCTTCAAATCCTTCAGGACTTGCTACAAGTTCGCCACCTTCAAGATCGAATCCCAAACCAACATCAGTATTAAGATCTTTTTCAATTTGCATTCTATCTTTTGCTGAAGGAGGAGTTAATAGTCCCATCATGTTGACCGCCATATCCGTTGCCAAATTAATATTTGGTGATCCGCTTACACTGGAACTACTAGGCATTCCCTGTCGATTTACGGTATTTGTGCTGCGTGGAGTTGTTGAAACATTATTCTGGTTAGTATTTGTTTTAATTCCGCCAATAGCTTGAGACGGCATCTCAAATTCATTTTCAACTTGTGCCAATCCTCTAGCAATTTTTTCTTGTGTTGTTCTCTCTGCTTTTTTTGCTGCACCGGCTACTTGTGTCTCTGATTGTGATGGTGTACCAGTTGCTTTTAATACACTGTCTGTATATCTACCCCATTTAGTATTGAGATCTGTAGTTTTTATTTCATCTTTTATACCAAGAGTCATAGCTGCAGACCTTAATTTATTTTTTAAATCTTGAACAGCTTTTTCATCATTTTGATCAACATAACGCATACCTTTTTCTAATGCTTTTTCATACCAATCTTGTGATTTTCTAGCATTGGCTACTGCTCTAGCATTTACTTCAACGTCTTGATAAGAATATTCCGGGTACTCAAGTGTATTTGTATTACTTTGCCGCGGTTTGCCGATGGCAGGTGCATTTTTAATATTTCCAGGATTAATATTTGGTGATGTTGATAAAATTATAGGGTAGTATTGTGGTTTTTTATTTTGGGCTATTTGGGCTAAATCTTGATAAGCGTGGGCCATTTCATGTCTGAAAACAGTACTTTCTGGTTCTAAATCTTTAGTAGGATTTTTGATATTAAACAATTGAGCTGTTTTTGACCCGGGAGCATAAAACCCAGCATATTCAGGATTGTTTCCTCCTGAAATTACAGAAATAGGAGAAGAAACTGTATTATCTTTAGAAGATACTGTAAAATCAGACCACAATCCTGGAGACATAGAGTTTGTTACCGGATTATGTACTCCGTACAAACCAAGTTTATTTTGTTGTCTTATTCTATTTTCATAACTTTTTATAGCAGATAATTGATTCTCTATAGAGGGCGCTTCAAGTAAAAATTGTTTAAATCTTAGCATACTAATATTTATAACCCCCCAGGATTGCTCCTAGGGGGTTATATATGCTCCTCCGACTGGAATCGAACCAGTGACATGGAAGTTAACAGCTTCCCGCTCTACCGACTGAGCTACAGAGGATTGAGGATCAGACTATCTGGCAACCTCCAGCACTGCAGGCAAATTCCTTTGCCGACTCAGTATTGTCTTCTGCTTCATATTTAGAGAGCTCCTTGAAGTTAACTTTAACTTTCGGATGCGCTGCATATGTTGCAGAATCAATTTGCTCAAATGGAGCCTGAGCGTATGTGTGATTGTCGCCACCGGGAAGGAACGAGATGCCTGTTGCGACATCGAAGTTTTCCCAGAGCCAGTTACCGACCTCAAGAAACTCAGAGTCCTTATAGTTGACGGTGATTGATGGCTTGTGGTGACAGTAATGTTCCTGATAAGTCTTCCAGAGATCCAAGTGATCCAATGCACGGAGATCTTCCGTGGTGATTGTGCCTCTTGGGGCCTTCATGGCAAACGTGAAGACCGCTGTGTTATTAGGATTAATCACATCATCTTCGCAAGGAACGCCTTGATCCTTCATGAGATTGTAAATCGGGTCCTTCTTGTCAATGCGAATTCTACGGTAATAGTGTTCCGCATAACGTGGGTGCAGACCCGATGCCGAATCGACCAAGCACGAAGTCGTGCCCTCTGGCTTGATGCATGTAATGGACTTGCTTGGATTGATACCAAGCTTCTCTGCCCACTTCATGTTCGTTGCCGTTGCATGGTCGCGGAGGGTTTCAAGTAGACGCACCAACTTTGGCTTACCCTCAAGACCGCTGGTCAATTTATTATCATAAATTCCGGTCATGCTGACACCTAGCAGACGCTCCTCTTCGCAGTTCTTCTTCCACTCGGGACGAAGGTATGGGAAGTTAGTGAAAGTAGATTGAACCGTACCAATGATAGTGGCAATTTCGATCTTCTTTTTCAAGGAAGCAGCAGTGTCATCAGGACGAACGACAACTGTTGAGAGATTGCAGAACTCAAATGGCTTGAGAATGATCTCCGAGCATGGATTTGTGCCATACTCACAGATCTCATCACGACCCCATTTAGCTGCTTGTTCTTGCAATGCCTTGCGGTTGATCATTCCACGCTCACCACTATGGCTGTTGTATAGTGAAGTCCATTCCTCAAGGAATTGTCCCATTGGAGGACGACCACGGTAGACAGCAGAGTTGTTTGCGTAGGAACGGAAACCAGCCTGCTCCCACCATGCACCGCTCTTGCAGAGAGCCATCTCACGATCCGAAAGATCGCTGAGAGAGATCATGGCCGAGCGACGAACACCACCGACTATTACTGCGTTTGCAATTGCACAGCAGATGTCATGGCATTCAAGAGCAGTGAGTCTGCGTCCCTGTGCATTGTAGAACACCTTGACGATGAACTTGAACAGATTGTCAAGAGGAGCAGGACCGCTTGCACGACCACCAAAGGTCTTTAGTCTTGCACCTGCTGGACGGATCATTGACAGATCCCACTTAACGTGGCGACCTGCATAGAGGTGATCCATCAGGAACTTGACTGCATTGCCCCAACCTTCCTTGGAGTCTTCAACAACATAAGTGATATTAAAAACTTTTTCAATCTTGTTTGCAACCTGTGGAAGCTTGTCGGTGTATTGATGTTCAACCGAATAGCCAACACCAGTGCCGTTCATGAGAACAACAAAAAGCTCCGCAAATGAATCAAGACTGTCAATTGGCAAGTACGAGCAATTATATAGGCAAGTGTTGTCGTGATCCAATGCAGGTCCAGCGGTCATAAGGCTACGCATGGAAGGCAATACCTCAAGGTTGAGAATTGCTTCTTTTACGTCAGGACGCTCTGCGAGTTGCGGAACCTTAGCGGTAAAGTATTTCCACCAGCGGTCAACGCATTCGTCCCAGGATTCACGCCGATTGTAATCTGGCATCCAGCGAGAGTAGCGAGAGATGAAAATAAACGATTGAAATGGTGATAAAATTTCTGCCATATTTGAGACTCCTTTGGTGGGTGTCTTTATTTAGATGTTAGAGTTTGCCACGAAACCGGGAAAAGTGGAGCAATAATTTTGTCAATTGCCTTTGCGTATTCCTGAATTTCCCATTGTGCGTGACTGTCGATTCTCAAGTTATAAACGCGGGCAAATGCGTAGAGAGAACCAGTCCACACAAATTCCGTATAAGTTCCTTGTGGCAAGATTGAACGGGCTTGCTCGGGAGCAACACCGTCTGCCAAAAGTTTATTGTAAAGATCAAGACACTCGTTGACGACACCTTGGTATTCCTGTCGCAACTTAATGCAGAGATCCATATCTTCAATCGCACCGCTGCTTCCTTGCTTCGCACCATCGGTAGGTGCGCCACGCCACATAGGAATATAGACTTCCGGTTCAAACGTGACATATCTGCGACTGACCTCGTTCATGACAAGACCAATCTGATGCTTGCCAAGTTGTGCACGAACAAAGATCGGGCACTTGATGCGTAAGCTAATCTGCGGATGACAGAAAGGAGTGAAGTGATTGTGCTTTGCAAGATACTTAATAAGTTTTGTATCTTTTTCCAGCAACTTCTGTTCTTGATAGCCAGTCCAGTTTTTCTCTGAATCCCAATAACTTTCCTTGTTGAAGGAAACTCTTGCGGCGTTGACGACACTGAGATCCGATCCCATATAGTCAACCAGATCAACATGTCCGTGATCTAAAACAAAATGCTTAGTCTGCGCCATTTTTATGTTCGGCATCTCTGTCATTTTCTTCCTCATCATTATCTACAAGTTCAACCTTTACACCGGGAATCTTTGTAAAATCGGCAGCATATTCTCTTGCTTTATTCCAAAGCTGCGGGTCCATCTCTTTTACATATTCACCAAATCTATAAACAAATGTTAGGTAGGCTTGGCTTGCTTTTTCCATATCTTCATCAGATATATCTTCATTATCATTATTCATTTTAAACCTTCTTCCAGTAAGTATACTTCATTTTTGCTTTTAGTCCAGAATAAACATTATTAATAATAAGTTTAATCGTGGTATTGTATCCATAAGCAAGAATCATATCGTTTATATCTTTTTTATTTATCTCTTCGGGCCAGATCACAACATTTCTGCCAGCATCAATATATTTACCAATCAAAGAAACTATTTCTGCGTTTCTTGGTTCATTATCAAAAATAAAAACAACTTTGGATTTTTCAATTTTTTCAGGAAGTTTATCCAGCCATCCTGCACCCTGCATTGCAAGTGCGTTTGGAATAAACATTGAATCAATTGGTCCCTCTGTTACGTAAATTGTTTCATTTGGATTTACGTCTTGTAATCCGTACCAGAGCCTTTCTTGCCCTTCTTTTTTGAGAGTAATGTAGCGAATTTTTTCATTTTCTTTGTTACTTTTTGCATACTTTTCTGTTTGGTCGAATATACGTCCTTGTACGCCAATAAGTGAGCCCATCTCGTCATAGAACGGAATGACGAGTCTGGCTTCTTTAGATCCAGTTCTTTCAAAAGATTGCATGATTTTACTAAAATCACTGCTGTAATAAAAGTTGCTATATTTTTCTTTCGGTATTTGTCTAGATTTAACATATTGTACCGCCTTGTGATCTTCATTCAGCAAGTCAAGCCGCGTTCCAAGGTCAGTGAATATTGGAACACGTTTTTCTTCTTTTGGTGTAAAGATTGGTTCTGGATTTTTTTCTTTAAAAACTTCAAATGCATATTCTTTGCAAAGAGATGGGCTGATACTTTCAAGTACAGAATATAAGTTGCAAGCAAAGCCGCAGTTGTGACATTTATAAACATAATTTCCTTTATGCTCAAAAAAGTATCCCCTTGTCTTGGACTTATTCTTCTTTGAGTCGCCACACTTAAAACATCTGCATGTGGCTAGTGAATCTTTTTTCCACTTAAACTTTTCAAGTGTACCTGAGAGGAGATTCACATACTTCTTGTCAATATACAACATTATTTAGCGCCTTCGAAGGTCCAGTTGATGGCCTTGTTCTTCTTCTTTCCAAATTGTGGATCGAATGCTTTACCATCTGATCCGGAGCCAAATCCCTCTTCATCTGTATTATTTGCGTTAATCAAATTATTATTGCTATTATCAACGTCAAAAAATTTCATCTTAGACTTATTGACACCTAGAAGAAACTTTCTATTTTTTGTAAGATCGTTTCCTCGGTTCTTCAACTGCTTGACCATAATCTGATTTGCCGTAGCCAATTCTTCATTTTCAATTAGAGCAAAAAAGAAATCTGCAGTTTGTGGTAGACCAAAACTTTCAGATGTGTCTGTCATTTCCATGTCACTACTCTTTGCACCTTCGCGGTTTACCTGTGTCGCAGTCCAAAGAGGAATGTTAAACTGCTTTGCCAAGCCTCTTAATTCTTCTGCGATTCCCTTGACATAGGTATAACTATTCATTCCGTTACCCAATTTAAATCTTGCGCAAGAACAAATGTTCAAATAATCTACAAAGATAACATCTGGAATAAACTTCTTTTTAATTTTTAGTTCTTCAAGAAGATTCTTAAAATGTGTTACGTTTGCTGCAGCGGTTGGATATTCTTTAATAATTAATTTTCCTCTGCAAGTCTTCTTTAAATTTTCTAACTTGCTCTCATACTGCATAAGAGGCATCTGCTCAAGAACATGCATATCTGTGTCCAAAAGATTAGCATCGATTCTTTTAGCAATCTCTTCTTCTGCCATTTCCAAGGTAATGTAGAGAACGTTTAGATTCTGTGACAAACAAGCTGCTGCATGATGGCAAAGAAATGCACTCTTACCAACACCAGAAGCTGCCATGACTACATTGAGTGTTTTCTTTCTGGTTCCACCTCTAGTAATGATATTAAACATTTCCAAATCAAATGGAACCTTCTCTTCCACTCTATGATAATACTCATACCGCTCATCCACGTCTTCAAGGAAATCGTGACCAACTCTTGTGTCAAATGACACAGAAAGAGCCTTAGTCATAATTTCTGGAATAATGTTTTGGGTTTTTTCTTTATCCTTGCCTTCAATAATACCAATGGATTCCATGATACCATTGTATATGGCCTTTTCTTTGCAAAACTTTTCAGTATTTTCTACAAGCCATACTGTATCTGACTTTTCACCCTCTTTGTACATTTCCTCGGCAATAGATACGCAACGTTTAAATTCTGTCTCCCCTAGAGCCTTTTCATTTTCCAATGAAATTAGTATCGCATCTTTTGTTGGGATGTTATTGTACTTAAGAATAAATTTTCCAACAATATTGAATACTGTTTTTTCACATTTGTCGTGAAAGTATTCTTCTTGGAGAAATGGTACGACTTTTCTTGCGTACTCTTCATTGAGTACCAAGTTTTTTAGGATTACTGTTTCCATGTATTAAGTATAAGTTGTAGTTACTAATTGTCCACAATTAATCTTGATGAACATCGTCTTCAAGATCTACTGGTTCTTTTGTTGTTACTATATTTTTTTCAAAAATATCAACAAAAATATTACCAGCAATATTTGTAAATTCTTCTTCTTCTTGATTAAAGTTTTCTGGCGCACTTATCGTTGTGATGTCCATAGTAACGGATAGATTTTCATCTTCTGTTTCTTTTACACTAATTTTGCCATATTTAAAGATAATATCTTTATACTTGCCTTCCATTATTTGAATTGGGCAAGTATCAGAACCTTGAAATAGTTCTTCACAAAATTTATACGCTGGAATCTTGTCCATATTTAAAATCCTTTTGGATTGCTATATCTAATTTATCTAGAATATCTTTTGTAAAATATTTTTCTGGTTCTTCGTCAATATTTTTTTCAAATACCTTAGATCCATCTTGCAATTCAATACGGGTAGAAACCTTTTTAAAAATTCCATACTTTAAAGCCAAATCTGTCAAACCATAGTATCTACTCAAACCAGATTTATAATTTAATCTAGTTTCAACTTGCATGTTTTCTTTTACAAAACGATTCTTGTAGTTAGTACATTTGATAAAGTTTCCAACTACTCCCTCGTCTGTTTTATCTTTACTCTTGGAGAGAGTTAAAATGTTACTTGCTGCATACTTCAAACCAATACCACCGCCAAGCTCTTTAGTTGGAACATATGCACCAATTACCTGATAAGTGTGATTAGTTAACAGCATTGGAATTTTTGCTTTGCCAAGTTTAAGAGTAAGAACTCTAAATGTTGCCTTAGTTTGCTGTGCCTTTGTCATGTCACGAACATTTTTACCTTCAGCAGAGTCATTCATTTCTTTCTCTGTTGACAACATGCCAAGTGAATCCAAGATCATAAAGACGGGCTTACGCTCGTCTTCCGGCTGCTCAATAATATCATTGACAATCTTGAGGGCTTGTGTCTTAAACTCTTCGATTGTAGCAACGGGAATGACTGCTACGCGCTCAGGATCAACACCACGGGCAGTGAACATATCTGATGTCACTGCCTGTTCGGTATCAAAATAAATCACAACACCATCTTTATGATCCTTTAAAAACTGACCTGCGATGCCAATGGCATAGAAAGTCTTTCCCGTTGCTGGATCTCCTGCTAAACAAGAGATCTTATTGTTTGGAAGACCACCATAAATTGATCCAGAAAGAAGAGCATTCAAAACATATGAACCGGTATCAATATAACCGGTTACATCTGCTCCTTCAATACCCTCGGCAACAATTGTGGCGTCTGGATTATTTACTTTACTTAATAGATTTTTTAGATACTTCGACATTTTTTTCTTTCTTTTCTATTGTCCGATAGGCTTCGTCTGTTTGATATTCTGCCATAGAAAGGTGATCTTGCAAGGAATGCACAATATGCATGATTCTGTCCCTGACAGCCATTAACTTGTCAAAAACACACATCGTTGGTCCCGAAAACCAATCTTTATTTTTTTTCTGTAGAGTACCATAATACTCAGAGAGCGTTTGATGCTCCGTAAGTAGCATATGTACTGGCATCCCTGAAATACGCTCCTTCAACTCTTGCAATGATTCCTGTGGAATTTGGTAGTATTGATTGTAGCGAATCAGTTTGCTGTTTTTTCTAATTTTTTTCTTAGCCATTTTATTTCTCATCAAACCAACGGGGATCGATAAGCGCTATGAGCAACATTATCAGTCCAAATTCCCATCCCATTATTCCAAAAGAAAGTAGTGTAACCGCGCCCATCATAACAGCGGTAATTCTTTCCACCCACTCTCCCATTTTAAAATTACGCTTAATCATGTTAAAAACTCGTCCACACAGTTTACCAAGTTCTTTAATCATTTTATGCCTTTCTAGTATGCAATATAACAGCTGCGTAGCCTTTGTCAATTACGTTTTGATCAATTTCTACTTTTTCAATTATAGGTTGATGCTTAAGATCAAGTAATCTATCGCCAACGATATAGCATGGCCCACCTTCAAAATCAAATAGACCATCCCCATGCCTAGTAAAATGAGTCCTACCTTCGACTCTGTAACGTCCATCTTTAAGAGCTGTGAGAATTCTTTCATCACCATATCTAGATTTAAATTTCTTTACCATTTCTTAATATTCCTAGTTAATTATACATCAAATAAAGAATGATTCAAGTGTCACTTCTTCTTTTAATTTCCAATTAATTGCTTGTAATACATTCTCCAAGGGTTCTTCAAATGTTTTTTCAAATTGCTTTTTTCTATCGATGTATTTTTCAAGATTAAATTCTTTTGGTGGTTTTCCAATAAAAGCGATGACAGCATCCTTTCCAGCAACACCATATGGGTTTGGTATTTTTACAAATACAAATTTAATCTTATCGTTTTCTCTGATTGGTTGAACTTCTTTGTTCAAATCCAACTTATTTACAAATGCATTGTGCAATAACGCTGCCTTAGTTGCAATTGGAGTACCTGTCTTGTAAATAGAACTTGAATCCTTATACTTGTTTATTCCTTTAACTCCGCGAGGAGCGGCGATATCCTCAATAGGAAGCTTCATAAATTCATCATAAAACTCATCAACGTATTTGCTCAACTCCTCGGGAGTTTTTGTCAGAATTAATTTAATGCAGTTTTTAAGTTTATTTCTAACAATTGTTGGTGTGCTGCTACGGGCAGTTTCAAGACCCATGATCTTTAATTTTGGTTCGCTAAAACGAACTCCTTCTAAATCTTGTACTAACAAAGCATATCGCTTTTTTGCAATAAAAATTCCAGCTGAAGCAATGGCCTCGCGTTTAAAAACAATCTTATTCTCAGAGCAACCCAAAGCGTGACTCAATAGATCCATTTCTTTTTTAAATTCAGGTTGTATCTTTTGTTCGCATACTTGATTAATAAAATCAGTAATATTTGCTATTTTTGTTTTTTCTGAAATCTTGTGTACAATGGCGTCAAGATTTAAATAAACAGAATCTGTGTCAACGGCAATAACATAATCTTTGTCGTTTTTTGTCAGGCTTTGAATATAATCATTCATTGCGGTTTCTGCTTTGCGGATAATGACTTGTCCCGTGACAGTAACTGCAGTAGCCAACTCAGGAGATGAGTAAACAAAAGCAGGGTTGCCAAGACAACCGTAAAGGCTGTTAGCCAAAATTTTCTTAACTGATTGCCGAATTTTGAGGGCGGCGATTTTAGGTAGGAGTTTTTCTTCTTTAGACTGTTCGTATTCTTTTTCAAGTTCAATCATCCTTGATTTAGCTTGTTTACGCTGATTGAATGTGCGTTCAATTAGTATCGGTATAAATCCGTTGATATCTTTAGTAAACATGGAGCCATTGCATGCAAGACACGAATTAATAGATTCAGCTTGTGAAATAAGCTCAGGTATATCTTTACGGTTACTTCTCAAAAAATCATCAGCATTCAAAGAAAGATCTTTCTTTGTGCATGTTTCTGGAGAAATATTCCATTGCATTATAATAGATGGGTACAGGCTTGTAGCATCAAAGCTAACAACATTTTTATAGAATCCTGGAGTAACTTCTTTTACATATGCCCCAACAAATTGATCATCTTTTGCATAACTACGCTTTAGTGGTGGAACAATATTTTTTTGAGCAAGATAGTCACAGCAAATTGTTTCCCAGATACGAGTTGCAAAGAAAACAGTATCGTATGTAATCTTTGCCTCATAAGCAATAGATACTGCCAAGTCGATTAGTTTGAGCTTATCGTCAAGTCGTTCAACCAGGACAGCATCTTGGACGTTATATTCCGCAAACTTTTGAAAGTTTTGCCTATAAAACTCCCTAAGTGAACCATACTCGCTGTAATCCAGTTTTTGTGCATCTAGTTCCACCTTTGCAATGTTTTGCAGAGCGTAACTTTCCTGACTTGTACCAGAAAACTTCTTGTATAGATCCATGTAATCCAATATCGTATAACCGGGAAACTCATAAATTTTATAGTTCTTCCCGCCAATATCAGTTTCACGCATTTTCATCAAACCAAACGGAAACCAATTTTGTATTTCTTTTTGATCGTAATAAAGTATTGCCCTACCTATTATATAGGGCATATCGAACAATTTAATATTCCATCCTGTAATAATATCAACATCTTCCTTGCAAAGAACTTCAAATATTTTTTTGATTAGTTCTTTCTCGGAAGAAACCATGTAAACTTTGCAATCGGGCAAAGTAATTGGTGTAAAACTTATTACATGGGTAACATTAGAAATTCTTATACTTACAAGATTAATGCGTTCATTTGGGCTGTCAAGATCTGGAAATCCATTCTCAGACTCTGTTTCAATGTCCAGATAAGCAATTTTAATCTTTGAAAGATCATACTCAATATCACTTGGATATTTTTCCATAAGATATTGCGTAATAAAGTCTGTATTGCCATAAATTGGGCAATCCTCCAGATCTCTATATTGATCCAAAAATTCTCTGCAGTCATATAGCGTATCAAATATCATACGCTTGACTTTGACACCATTCAAAGTTTTATAGTTTCCATCTTTTTCTGAACGAATAAAAAGAGATGGTTTAAAAGCAACAGAGTCAGTAAACCTGACTCCGTTGTTGTAGCCACGAACCAAAATTTTATTGCCTTTTAGTGTGCAGGCAGTATAAAACTTCATTTTGCGTTCTTTGATTCCTTGTCTTTTAGAAGACCTGCAAGTATAACACTGTAGTTAATTATGTCAACAATTGCATCATAAACACTTTCATTAGAAAGTGAAAGTTTTCCTTGATTTAGATAGGTAGAAATACGAGACATTTTATCAGTTATCCTAATCAAAACGCCCAGTTCTGCTGTTGAGAACCCAAAATATTCTGCTCTACGAAAATTCATGAATGGGTCGGCAGTAGAAGCATAGTCATTGTTCTTTTTTTCCATCAATTCCTTGGCTTCTTGGCAAATTTTTGTGTGCAATGCAAATAATTCTTCTCTAGTCATATCATGAATATATCACCTTTTAATGGAGTGTCAAGAATATAAATATTAAGACACAATGGAGTTTGCAAAGATGTACCTATCCATGATAGACCCACTTAAAGTAATAGAAGGAATTTCTCTCGCAGTTATGGGAATTTTAGGCATTGGATGGGGTATTGCAAAATTCTGGAAATCTAAAGAAAAATCAGATAATTTTATAGCAATTCATACGGAAATTCATGAATTGCTTACCGAACTTCGTTTGAGTGCTGGAAGTATGAGAACCACAGTGCTTCAATTTCATAATGGAGAATATTTCATGGATGGTATATCCATGAGAAAATTTTCAATCACTCACGAATCTTCTCACCGTGGTTATATATCTCAGGCCGTAAAATTTAAAAATGTTCTTTGTTCTTTGTATATTCCACTTTTAAATAGAATTCTTGAAAATAAAGCCATAATTTATCATGTTGAAGGAATGTCGGAAAGTTATGCAAAGCACTTCTTTGAAGATGAAAACATCTCGCACTACGCTTGCCTTCCTTTAAAAAACAAAGCAATCAATGTTGGATTTATACTAATTCAATGGCATGAAGATTTTAAACCAAATATGGACAAAGAACATGCCATGATGGAACATTTTAAAACTATAAAAGATTCCATAGAACTTCAACTTTCATATCAGAGGAACTAATATGCCGACAGAACTTATATCTTTGCTTGGAGGTGGTGTGACGGGATTCCTATTCCGTTACTGGGCACAACGAGCTCAAGATCAAAAAGACATGTTTAAGATGGCTATTGAAGCCAACAAACAAACTACAGACAATCAAGACAAAGCAGCGCAAAGAGTTCCGCTAGATGTCGGTAAGGGCGTTCGCCAGTTGATTGTGCTGGCATGCTTGTTTGCGGTTGTTGCTGCACCCTTTGTGTTGCCATTCTTCGGTATTTCAACTTTTGCAGAGTTTACGCAAAAGCAACCTGAAAGTTTCTTTGGTTTGGTCCCGGAGACAACTCGGAAGTATTTTGTAGAAATCCCCGGATATTTGTTTGCTGAAGAGAACCGTCAAGTTCTCTTAGCGGTCGTTGGATTCTACTTTGGTACAGCTGCAGGAGGAAATAAATCATGAAATATCTTCTAGCTTTGTTTTTGCTAGCTTCATGTACGACCCCACAGATCGTTTCTCCTTTAGACAAGGACGGAAACCAAATACACAGCGTATTAAAAGAACCTTTTTTTGGTTCACCTAACCAGGCTTCTGAATGGAGTTTTTGGTATTTAATTTTAGTTGCTGTTGTTTTAGGATACGCTTGGAAAGAATTTAAATCGATTAAATTTCCCAAATCAAAAAACGATAAATAATTAAAAGGATTAATATGGGCGTAGGAAAAGACATGAAAACATTTTTTGCTGCCATGAACGAGCAAGTCGGTATGGGTGGCTATGGTGGAAAAATTAAAACGACTCCAATGGGCCCGTTTCGTTGGAATGATACAATTCAATTATGGGAAAACGTAAACAATGGAATGACTATGAATAATGTCGCATTCCAAGACATGTTTATGATGGATTATGAATCAAATAGTGGTGACAGTGGCTCTGCTGTTTCTGCAAACTTTAATCCAACGTTGACCCCAGCTGATTGGGGCAATTTGAATACCATGGATACTCCAAGTACCGATTATTGGGCATCATCAAGTGGCCCACAATTACTCGTAGCAAACGCAGCCAACGTAGCATTTAGCGATCTCAGCGGTCCAATAACAGTAACTCTTACACAGTCTGGCGTCGGAGGAGCTGCCCCAGCTGCTATTAAATATAGCCTGAATGGTGGTGCTGCTCAAACGTATAGCACTCCAATTACAATAAACAATACTAATACATTAAAAGTCGGTGCATCTACTCCCGGTGGAGTAGGAACAAGAACAGGAAACATAATAGTAACCAATACTACTACATCGACCGTATTGGATCAAATTCCATACACAATATCCATAGAATAAAAATTACTTTCCAGTACTCCCAAACCCGCCAACCCGGTCAGACTTCTGGCCGGGTTTGTCGTATGTCTCCATTAGCTTCATCTGCTCATACTTGACAACCTCGGCCTGAGCAATCCTGTCCCTGTCATAGATACGAATAGCCTCTTGCGTATTCGTGTTCATCATGATGACCTTGGTTTCGTGGGTATAGTCTTCGTCCACGACTCCTTCGCAGTTTGCAAGAGTCAGCCCAAACTTTAAAGCCATTCCGGAGCGCGGATGGAGCCTAATAGAGTATCCGGCAGGAATATCAAAGGTGAGTCCAGTTCGAATCAAGGCGCGCTCTCCGGGGAGCAGAAGGATGCAGTTTCCCTTTCCGCTCTCAAAGGAAGGGATAACATCAACAAACTCCTTACCAGAGTAAACCCTAACTTTTTCATTATCAGGAATGTATGCAGCAAGATCAAAGCAGGCTGCAAGTTGGGTTTGATAATTGGGATCTACGACGTTTGGGTCTACTTTGTGATAATTTAAGTACATGTACAGATTATAACGATTTTAAAATTATTGTCAAGTAATTTCCATTACGGAGACTATAACATGGGTTGAATATGTGTATCCCATAGTACATCTCAAAGTATTGCTACTTTCTAGAGCAAGCGGGGCATCCAAAACTTGTAGGCTGGTCCCTACGGGGAGGGTTGCGGATGTAATAATTGAATATGCAGTAGACCCCTTTAAAAGCTCCACAGTAACAAAATTTCCGTATCCTGTTGAACCATTACTCACGTTGATTGAATTCACCAATGCAGTTCCAGTAACACCAGAATAAATTGATGTCGCTGCAGTTGAACCGATAATAGTTCCAAAACTTTTATATGTTTCAGGCATGATATTCCTTTATATTTAGATGTCCAAGCCAGGGGTAGGTGGTTCTGGCTCAATCAAAGGCAACCCAAAAAATGATCTGGCTTCATTTTCGTCTAAAAACCAGTACCAACCATCAACTGGATATGAATAAGTATCTTTTTGTTCTTTATATAGACTATAATCTATATTTAAAACAAAATTTGGACCATATAAAAGTTCATTATTATCTAATTTGTAAAATCCTGATTCTTTCATAATTAACCCGTCACTGTCCATCCTTTTGCCGTTGCTATAGATGGGTTATCGCTAGCAGTTCCCCAGTTTCCAGTAACTGTTATTGTTCTTACTGCCGTTTGTAAACTGGTATAAAGATTGTTAAGTGCTGTTGGTCCCATGCAGGCATTTGTAAAATCTACGTTTCTTGAAATTCCGGTTATTCCACACGATGATAAAGAAAAATTTTCAAAAAAAGCAGTTGTTGTCGTCGCAACATTTGAAAAATTTATTGTACTTGGAATACTATGCATATTCCAACATCGGTAAAACATATTTGCTACACTTGTTGCAGTTCCCATTGTTATGCCAGGGCAGTATTGCAAATTTCTACATTCATTGAAAAGACTGTCAACCGTTGCCAACGTAGAAGGTGTATTGAAATCCGGAACAAATTCTAATGAGGTGCAGGAACTAAACATTGAACCGATATTTGTGCAACTAGAAAAATTATACTGTGGAATTGTTTTTAGAGTCAGACAACTCGAAAACATAGAGTTCATTGTAGTAACATTTGCCGTATTAATAGTTGGAGCATTTAAAATTGCTGTACTACTAAATGTTCCAAGTAAAGAAGTAAACGATGCACCAGCCAGCTCTGGTTGGATTTGTTTTAATTTTTTACAGTTCCAATAAATATAATTTCCATTGGTACATTTTCTAGTATCCAGATATGGAACATATTCCACTGCTTGGCAATTATAAAAAAGGCTATCCAATGAAGTTGCATTTGACGTATCAAGATACGGAATTCGGCTTAAACACACGCAATTAATAAATATGCCGACCATAGATGTGCAATTTTTAGTATAAAGTGGCGGCACTTTTCTTAAATTATAACAGTTATAAAATACATAGTTAAAGCTTCCACTTGCCCTACTGAAATCCATGTTTATTGGAATTTCTTGCAACAAATGACAAGAATGGAAGACAGAAGACCATCCAGTAGTAACATTCCTACATGAAGGGAATGACACTATCTTTTTCAAGGAAGTACAACCTAAAAAGGAAACAGATGATATAGGAGATTCGCCTATCCATTCAACTTGCTCCAGTTTGGACGAACGATTTTGATTGCTAAAATTATAGTTAGAAAATAATGCTTGTGTGCAAGAAGGCGCAGAAATGCGCAAATCCAACCAACCATTTGAATAATAACTTGCAAGACCAGATTGGTTGTGTTTTGTTACAAGATCAACGCTTGTTATATTCGCACCAGCTGTTACCGGAGTAATTGTTATGAGCAAAGTTTTATAATTTCTAAAAACATCACTCGTCAATCCGGAATAAGTTGTCGTGGTGTATTGTTTATAGGCAGCAACACCAGATGCAAAAGATCCAGTTGTTCCGTCTCCCCAATTTACAAGATAATTTCCGCTGCTTGTGTTTATGGTAAAAGAAGCAAAATTGCTGTCTGTGTTATAGACAGCATATGCACCAACGACGATATTTCCGCCAGTTACGCCGGGAAGGGGAACCCATTGTGATGGGCGTGTATAATTTACACCACCCGAAATGCCGTACCCTTGATAAAAATTCTCAGTTATTGGCGATTCTTTTAAACAAATTGTATAATTTTTATTATTTCCTATGATACCATTATCAAGGTCATTCAAATCATATGCACCAATGTAACCATTATTGGTACGGTTGCTCCTAGTCTTCATAAGAACCAACTCCTAGCATTATTTGTAACTCTAATAGAATTTGAAGTTTCTCTAAATGTTGCTGCTTGAACATTGCTACTAAATGTTGCTCCAGCAGCACTAATGCCTGCATTGGCACGAATCAATCCACTAAAAGTTGCACCAACTCCGGTGATATTGCCAAGAACATCAATCACCGCAGTTGCAGTGATTCCTGTTGAGTATCCTCCTACTGAATTGAATGGCAATAGTGGCATTACTCGGTAATCTCCTCAGTATTTATCGCATTTACTTGAAGTCGTGTTCCCATCAATTGATAAATATTATCTTTTTGTTGATTGTTTGTTTGATATTTGTATTCGGTTACACCTGTTAAATTTTTGTAATGTTCTACTGCGAGCATAACCTTTGAAAAAACTTCATGTGCATTTATGTTTTTATTGTTTACATTATCAAAATTTACATTTTCAGCTTGTTTAAATGCTACACAAGTTTTTTCACTTGAATCATGAAAAAACAACACATTATATTCTACTTGATTTACCGTAAACTGATATACAATCCAAAAATGTTGAAAACTATTTGACGTATTGCCGCTTTCTACAAAAATATTATTTTCTAAAATATATGAAGTATTATATATCATCCTATTCTCTCTATTTCAATCATATAGTTTAATGTTCCAGCCTTTGGAATCGATTGTGTAACAGAAATTGAAATGTAATCTCCATCATATGATAAACTATATACAGGAGCACTCAATCCATTATATAAGGATATTTCAGACCAATTTAAAGTATTAGAATCTGATAAAGTTACCATAAACGTTGATAAATTATCATAAGGAGTTGCAAACGATGTTTCTTTATTGGCTATCGTTATTTTAAATGATCCACTTACATTATCAAAAGTAGTAGCATATGATATTTTACAAATTGTTACTCCAACCAAAGCTGATGATGAAGTGTAGTAACTATAAAGTTTATTAACTGCTGTGTAATTAAACGAACTATATTGTACAGCAAAACGAGATTCTGCTGTAATTCCAAAAGCTGATGATTTATTTATAGTCACCGGACCACTAAATGACGCAGTGGAACCCTGTAAAGATCCCGCAAGAGTCACCCCACCCGAAGCACTAATGCCCGCAGTAAATCTTGTAAGTGCGCTGAAGGTTCCTCCGGCAGAACTAATTCCATTCGTAAAACTTTGAAGAGGACCAAAGGTATTTGCATTTCCTGTGGTCACCCCTGTAACAGCTCCCGTCAGACCATTAAAACTCAAAACTCCAGTATTCGAAACAGTCAGAGTGTTTCCAGAGACAGACAAACCAATTCCAGAGCCATTGGTGATACCGACAGCACCAGTTAATCCACGCAAAGATTCAACATATGCAGTAGCAATTGGAGATGAAAATACAATAAACAAAACTTGATGGTTGTTTCCAAATCCTGATGTCCCGGTTCCAGCAGAAGTAATTCCAGTTACTGGAATACTCGTATAATCATTTAAAATTACTGTTGGAGCGGAATTAATTCTCCAAGTTTGGTAATTATTTGAATCACTGGCATCTTGAATTATTAAATTATCATTTTGCTTGAGCAATGAAAGAAATATGTCAATGTCATCCCCATTGTTATCTAAATGGTCAAGATATAGTATTGTTGAACTAGTTTGGGTGGCATTATTATATCTTATTTCACCATTTCCAGTAGGTGGAGTCTGGGTTGTCGTATGAACTTTATAACTGTAATAATTTGAAGATTGTCCTGGTTCACCTTGTGCACCAGTAGCACCAGTGTTACCTTGTGGACCAGTTGGACCAGTTGGACCACTACCAGATCCAGTGGTCTTATCCCATGCAACACCATTGTATTCCCATTGCTGTCCAGCATATGAATACGTCTGTCCCGATGATGGATTTGATGGGAAATCAATAGGCATTTTAATTTCACCAGAACTTTAAGGTTCTCCACATTTCCTGACCAGTATGACGCATAACGTACAGATATGTTAAACCATCAACAGTTTTTACAATTTCAAATTTATTGCTGAGGGTTGCTGTGCTATGAGCATATGGAATAGATGTTGCTGCTTCTACTTGGAACTTAGAAAGATCTAGTTGATAAATACGGTTTGTAGCGTCTTTGGTGAAGTAATACGAATCAACTCCGTCATATGCATACATGGAACCCGTAGTCAAAGTAGTTGTAATTGGTGTAACAAATGGCGTAATTTCCCAAGTTGATGTCGGGATGTCAAATATATCAAAAATATTTGAACCACCGCCACGGGGAGAAATCAACCATCTTCCTTTCTTCTCTACATCAGAAACACCATACAGCCATGTTATATTAGTACCTGTGCTTCTTGCTGGAATTTCATAAATTGCATAGAATGTATCTGTGGCGTTGGAAGTTAATGTAGGTACAGTAATTACTGTTGCAGTATTTGATG